CTTGTGCCACTTGTGCCACTCCATCCACTTGTACCACTCAATCCAGATCTTCCACTGACACCACTGAATCCGCTTGTACCACTTGTGCCACTGAATCCGCTTGTTCCGTTGGTTCCTGTAACTCCGCTGAAGCCACTTGTACCACTGAATCCAGATCTTCCACTGACACCACTGAATCCGCTTGTGCCACTGAATCCAGATCTTCCACTGACACCACTAAACCCGCTGTTCCCACTGAAGCTACTGAAACCAGAAAGTCCGCTGACGCCACTAGTGCCACTAAATCCGCTCTCGCCAATAGCACCAGTCGGTCCAGTAGGTAAATTTTGACTAAACCGACCTTTGATATTGACGATAAGATCTTGCGGGAGAGAAAATTCTGGTTGCACAGCGAAAGCTGGTTGACCGTCACTGCTGTTTCGCACTATAAGACAGTCAAAAACTCCGGGTAAACTTGGGTTACCGATATTGAGACCAGTTTGTGTGGCGTCGTTTAAGAGATTGAACAAGTTCACGTCTTCAACATTTGCAATCAAAGTGCTTTCTGTAGCAAACGCTATAAATTCAATTTTTACTGCTAGATTATACTCTAAAAAGACAAGCCAATCATTGATGGCCACATCGCCTGCTGTATAGGCAAATGGGATGCGAGTAGAGGGATCACTGTGACTCTGGGTGCGAGTTGAGAGAGAAACGTCCCATTTGTAGGGTATTCCTTCCCATGGACCATAACCGGGCCCACTGAGAAAGTCAGTGGGAGTTATTGTAGTAACTGAACAAGGCAGCGTGATAGGGACCAAATTGGGCATAGTTATTTCCTATCAAACAAAAAGTATTACTGCTTTAGCTGAACCATTTGCAACTGTACCCACATTGGTAGCAGTGATATTCACAAGGGTAAATTGATTGACTATGGCACTATCGTAACTTGCATGCATGATGCTGTTGGGGCTTCTAGCAGTGTAGACAGTAGCGAGAGGGTTGCTTTGTCCCCAAACAAAGAAGCCGCTTGGCGTTTTGCCTAGATTGTGAGTGATAGTGGCGCTGTTGCTTGAGAAACTGGCACTCCATCCACTCGGCAAATTAGTCACTGAACTTACTGCCCCGAATGGGTCATATCCAATTGCGAACTCATATATGATGCCTTGACCAATTGGGCCAGTGGGGCCGGATCCGCCTCCCGGACCTGTGGCACCAGTGACACTGGCTGTGCCAGGTGGCCCAGTAAATCCAGTGGGACCAGTGACACCTGTAGAGCCAGTGACACTAGGACCAGTGTTGCCTGTACTGCCCGCTTCTCCAGTAGGACCTTGAATACCTGTGCTGCCAGTTTCACCTTGTGGTCCGGTGGCACCTGTGTTGGCTGCACTCCCTGGTGTACCTGTGGCACCAGTTTCACCTGTGGCACCTTGTGGTCCGGTGGCACCTGTGTTGGCTGCACTCCCTGGTGTACCTGTGGCACCAGTTTCACCTGTGGGTCCCAATGGACCTGTGGGACCCAATGGTCCTGTGGCACCAGTGTTGGCAGCCGCTCCTTGTGCTCCTGTGACGCCAGTGGGTCCTTGTATGCCTTGGGGACCAAAGGTGCCTGTTGGACCTGTGCGTCCAGTGGCACCCGTGTTGGTGGCTTCACCTGCAAGACCTGTGGGACCTACATAACCAGCAGGTCCTCTAGGTCCAGTAATCCCCACACCATTTAGTCCTCCCACAGAGCCGCCGCTGCTGGCACCATAATTCATCAATACTTCGTCAACGCTGCCCACCATATCGGGGTCAATTGGAATTGGGTCAAGATAGGTTCTATCCAGTCGGGCTCGCACCCAAACATAGTTGCCAACAAAGCCATAGGCATAAGTTCCTGTGTCTCCTTGTAGAGCTCCTGTGGGATAAAATGGATCTAGAGGAAACTGCACATAGGAGAGATTGTCTTTGATGATTACGGGAAACCAATCTTGCTCGGTGGGATCAGTTTCGAGAGTGGCTTCTATGAGTATTCTGCCTACAAAATTGGTGCAGGTGATGCTGATGGTGTGACTGGCGCCAGAGAAATTGCTGTAGCCAGCTCCCTTTTGCTTTTGTCCCACAACATTGATTTGTCTGCCAGTTGTTGGCAGAAGTGTTACACTGTCCATAGTTGCCCAAAGCTTTCGTCTTTGGGTTATTTATTCAAAAAAATGGTCACTCTGCCTGGAGTTCAACGAGCACAGTGTTGTCATCCAGCACTTGTTCAATAACACTGGGCAATGTTTCAAAAAGACTCACCAACTGATGATCATTCAACACAGAAGCGTCTTCACTACCGCTGCGCACCAACTTGCTCACTACAATGGTTATTTTCTGTTCAATTATTTGTGCCATAGCCTGTCAACAATCTATTCAAAATATTTATCTATGCTGTTGAATAGGTCCACTGTAGGATTGTTGCTCTCACACTCTCGTATGTGATGCACACTGCTCCCCACAGTGCCTACACTGGGAGCATTGAACCAAAAGGGCTCCAGCAGACTAGCATCAATGGTCTGCCAGTGGGCCAACATGGATGTACGGCTCTGTTGCCAATTGGGCACTTCTCCTGCTGCTGACAATAGACTTAGGCATATTTTTTGTTCGGCAGCCATGCTGCTGTTGTTGAAACGATCTTGAGCTAGATTTTGCTCTAAGATGTCAAATCCTTTCTTGAACAAACTGGTAGGCCCGCCGTAGAGATGATCTCCTATGTGAAAGGGAAACCAACAGGGTTTTTTGAAGTAGATGTTGATGCACACCATTTTCCTGCTGGTTTCAACAGCTGATTTCATGAGATCCAAGTTGCTCCAGTATTCGTCAGTTCTGGCCTTGATCACATACTGCGAGCGCACCTGTTGCAATGCAGCTCTGGTGGTCAAACATTGATACCAAACGTTGCCATACCAGTCTGCACCTGGCGGAATGCTGCTGTGATTGAGCACAACAGACACTTTGGGATGGCCGAGCACATTGGGAAAGAGAGCCAGCTTGCTGATGTCATTTTTGTAGGTGCTGATCACAATTTCTTCAAAGGTGTTGGCATACTCGTCAAACCTTTCGGTCCATCTGCTGTGCCAAGCACCTTGAATCAACAAGGCTGTGGTCACAGAGGTAGACGATTCTTAGGCTTGCGCCCGCGCCTTTTGATACCTGTGATCTTGTTGCCCTCACTGTTGAGATCAGCTTGACTGAGAAATCTATCCAGTGCCATGCCGTCGATCTCCACTATCAAAGCTGGATCAAAGGTCACCGTGCTGTTGGTTGTGTAGTCCACTGCTAGTATGCGTTGATCTTTGGTAATCTCAAGCACTGCCATTCGTTTGATCACGTGACGGTGACCGCTGTCAAGACCCACCCAAGTGCCAGGGCCAATCAATTTTTGTCGGATCAAATTGCTGTGGATCAAGCGCCCATCTCCATGTCAACTAGCGCGTCGTTCAATAGGTCAAACCCACTGGTAGAATTGCTTTTGGCCAAATACTCCAGCTTGAGAGCTTGAGTGGAGCTGTCAACAGTGACCAGCACACTTCCTCCGTTGATCAAACGGCCAAACAACATTTCTTTGGCCAGTGGCTTCTTGATGTTGTGGTCAATGCAGCGAGCCAGCGGCCTTGCACCAAGACTGGGATCAAATCCATTTGTGGCCAACCAACCCTTTGCAGTGGGATCCACAGTGATCTTCACATTTTTGGCTTCACACATCACGGAAAGTTGATGCACAAACTTGTCAACAATTTGATTGCAGGTTTCGCTGCTGAGTTTGTCAAAGGCCACAATGCCATCAAGCCTGTTGCGGAATTCTGGTGCAAAAAACTGTCGAATGGCTGCTGTGTCCTCGCCTTGCCTTGAGGCTCTAGCAAAGCCAACTGGGCTGCGTTCCATGTCTGCTGCGCCCAAGTTGCTGGTAAAGATCAAGATCACATTTTGCAAGCTAACACTCTTTTGATTGGCACTGGTGATCACACCCCTGTCCATGGCTTGCAAAAAGATGTTCACAATGTCTGGATGTGCCTTTTCAATTTCGTCCATCAACAGCACACATTGAGGATTTTGTTCAAGTGCATTGATCAGTGCGCCACTGCCGGCATTGCCATCGCTGTAGCCCACATAACCTGGCGGACTGCCAATCAATCGGCTCACAGTATGACGTTCCTGAAACTCGCTCATGTCAAAGCGCACAAATTGATAGTGTAGATTTTGTGCCAGCAGGCGTGCCAGTTCAGTTTTGCCAGTGCCGCTGGGCCCACTGAACAAGAAGCTGGCCATTGTGCGACTGTTTTCTCGCAGTCCGCTGAGGCTGGTCCACACAGTTTCTACCACCTGCACCACAGCACGCTTTTGACCAAACAAGCTGCCTTCGATGTTGTCCTGCAGATCTCTGTTGATGTCAGTTTGTTTTTGCTCAATGGCATCTACACTGATCCTGGCCATCTTGCTCAACTGTTGATGTATGTCAGCCACACTCACAGCTTGAGCACCTTGCACCTTGGCTGCTGCACCAGCTGCATCAATGAGATCAATGGCCTTGTCTGGTAGATATCTGTCATGTACAAATTTCACACTGAGATCCACAGCAGCATCAACCACTTGAGATTGATAGCCCACACCATGGAATCGGCTGAAACTGGGCAGCAGCCCTTCTAGGATCAGTTTGGCATCGGCAGAAGAAGGCTCAGCCACATCTTGTTTTTGAAATCTACGCAAGAGAGCACGATCTTTTTCAAAATGCTTGCGATATTCTTCGTGCGTGGTGCTGCCAATGGTGCGTATTTCACCTCTGCCTAGGGCAGGCTTCAAGATGTTGGCCACATCCATGCTGCCTTGCCCGCCACTGTTGCCTGCACCCATGATCATGTGTATTTCATCAATAAACAGAATCACATTGGGCAAGCTCCGTAGCGCAGTGAGCAAATTCTTCATTCGCTCCTCAAAATCTCCACGGAACTTGGTGCCAGCTACTACGCTGCTTACATCCAGGCTCCAGATCTCTTTGTCAGCCAGTGTAGCCGGCACCTGATGTTCTACAATCTTTTTGGCCAAACCTTCCACTATTTGAGTTTTGCCTGTGCCGGGATTGCCCACCAGCAGCACATTGTTTTTGTGTTTGCGAGCCAGTGTTTCAACAATCTGTTGCACGTCAAGCTGGCGACCAATCAAGGGATCAATCTTGTTCTGTTTGGCACGCTGATTGAGATTGATTGCAAACTGTCCCAGGATCAGCTGTGCATCATGCGGGCTCATTTGGCTGCTGTCATCGCTGACCATTTGATTCACAGCTTGAGCTAGATTTTCTTTGCCAACATTGTTGCGTCGTAGAAAGTAAACTGCCCAGCTGTTTTCTGCATTGAACACTGCAATCAGCAAATCAATACTGTCGAGAGTGCTTTTGCCCAGAAACATGCTTTGTGTTTTGGCTTGCTTGACCAAGGTGAGAAGGCTGCTGGTATATTTGGGTTGAAATCTAGCTTCTTCAACAACACTGTGCTTGCTGGGATCTGCCAAAAAATCTGCAATGTCTTGTCGCAACTGAACAAAATTGCCCCCGGCATAGGTGACAATCTTTTCAAGATTGCCCGTTGACAAACAGGCAGCAAGTAGGTGTTCGGTGGTAACATATTCGTGTTGATGTTTCACAGCTAGATCGTAGGCGGCATTGAGTATCTTTTCAAACTCGCTGCCTTTGACGCTATCACTCATCTTTGTTTTTCCTTACGCGATCATTTATTTTGACTGAAAGCTGAAAGTCAGTCAACTGTGGTCCAGCCTTTCAACACAGCCTGTTGTTCTTGAGTGAGACTGGAGGGCCATTTGATATTGACTCTCACCATGAGATCCCCACGCTGTTTGCTGTTCTTAGCCGGTAAACCTCTGCCAGCCACCTTGAGAAAGGTTTGATCCTGGCAAAGAGCAGGCACAGTCACATTCACTGAGGTGCCATCAATACCAGGCACCAGTTTTTGACAACCCAAGAGACTCTCCCATAAGGAAACTTCTGCGTTGTAGATCAAGTGAGGGCCGCTGCGTTCAAACTGCGGATGGGGCTGCACAGTGATTACTATGATAAGGTCTCCAGGCGGCAAGCTGGGATTGCCCCGGCTGCCATTGCCAGCATAGCGCAGTCGGGTGCCATGCTCGATACCAGCTGGCACATTCACTGTGATGTTCACATGTTTTCCTGCACTGTCGGTAAATTGCACAGGGATGCTGCGACCACGAAACACATCTTCCAGCGAGATATCCAGTTGCACATGAGTGTCTTGATTGCGCACAGGTCTTTGAAATGGACCAAAACCACCTTGATTGAAGATACTGCTGAAGATGTCGTTGATGTCGCCATTGAAGTTGGTGTGAAAGTGAAAGTGTCCTGGGCCAAAATTGGCACCCGCAGTGCCGAATCTGCGCTGGTTGTCATATTCCTGACGTTTTTGCGCATCACCCAGTGTTTCGTAGGCTTGATTGGCCTCTTTGAACATTTCTTCGGCTTCCTTGCCGGGATTTTTGTCGGGATGATACTTGATGGCCAGTTTTCGGAATGCACTCTTGATTTCGTCAGCTGTAGCTGACTCACTTACGCCGAGAATTTTGTAGTAGTCCTTCATGTGCCTATTTTATCAAATTTCTTGGTCGGTTATCAACCATGATAGCTTCAGTCCAGGTCGTTTTAAATAGACAGACCGTGAAATAGGGATATTCGAGTGAAAGATATCGTTGAAATCATTGTGAGATATTTGAGAGGCACTCATCCACTGCGGTTGATGCTACATTTGGTGTGGATTTTTTGTCTCTTGAGCATGCTCAGCGTCACTTATATCATGACGTTTCACTTCACACCAGTGCTGGAGCTGTGGCAGCGCAGTCACAGTATCAAAACTTTTGGCCAAGAATTGAGTACCACCATAGCAGTAGACCAAGCTGTAAATCAAGAGCTGCAAAAGCTTCTGGATGCTACACAGGGTCACAGAAGCTATCTTTTTAGATATCACAACGGCATTCCCAGTGTTAACGGAGTGCCCTTCATATTTCACAGCAACACACACGAAGTGATACGTCCTGGTATCACTAGAGTGATAAACCAAAATCAACGCTTGCCCACTGGCATCAACAGCTACAGCAATGTAGAATTCAGCAGACGTCGCTGTGTGGTCATGCTGGACATTGATAGAAACATCGACGGTGCCAACTATTGGCACTATCAAACCAGAGGCGCAATCAGCATGGTTCGCTGCGCTGTTTATACCAATCAAGGCGACATGCTGGGATTTGTGGGCATTGACTTTGTGGAGAGAACACCCAACGGCGTTGTGAGAAGCCGAGAGGACGAAGTACAGAAAGCTGCTGCTGCCATAGCTGTGATACTAGATAGGCCCAAAGGAAAATAAGGGTAAATAAAAGATCATGACAGCCTATGTGAGATTGATTGTACCACAACAGCTGAGCAAAGAGCAGTTTGCAAGCTGGTATAAAACTGTTGAAGCGGCCTTGCCCAGTGGCTTGATAGGCCAAGCGCATCTCCGTCCCGGTGTGTTCAGCAAATTCTACAGCAAAAAGACCAGTCGAGGTCAATGGAGTTATGTGATACCACTTGTTCGCAACCTAGATGCCAGCGAGATCTACCACTTGATGCAACGATGGAATCAAGCCTATGCCCAAGGAGATTTCATTCTAGACTGGAGCCAAGCTGCTGACAGCGATCAAAAACCAAGCCTTGATCTAGCCACTCACAAGATTGAGCAAGTGCTTGACAGTTATGGGAAACTGCAACACAGCAGATGGATGGATCAACACATGCGCGATGGCTGGCGCTATGGTCTCAAACTGAGTGTGAGAGATCGTACCCATCCCTGGCTGCAACCCTGGGAAAGTCTCCCTCCTGCTGCCCGAACACAAAATGTGCAAGCAGCCAGAGATCTTCTCAAGTTGTTGGGTGACTTTGGCTACACATTGGTGCAAAAACCACAAGCCTAAGCTTGACTTACGGAGCAGTGTTTCTGCAAACTGCTATTGCAATCAATAGTGATTGTAGTAGCAAATTTCTCAGCAGTTGAGACTGAGACGTAAGGAAAAACAATGCAAGTAAATGCAAGCATCAACATGGCTTTCCCTGGCCAAAACAACAATCTCTCCTCTTTTGTGCCCACAAGGGCAGGACGAAATGGCACGCTGATTGCAGTTGTGCTAGACGAAAGCGGCAGCATGCATAGATGCAAAGATGCCACCATCAATGGCTTCAATGAGTTTGTAGCGGGGCAAGCCGCAGCACAGGGAGCAGGAGAAGCCTTTCTCACACTAGTGAAGTTTGACGCACCGCGTATCAGCACTGTGTATGAGAACGTGAATATCAAGAGCACTCCTCAACTCAACAGCTCTACCTACACACCCAATGGTGGCACCAATCTATTGGATGCAGTGGGAGAGACCATGCACAAGATCAATCGGTTCTTGGGCAGCATGAGTGAGAGTCAGCGTCCTGGTGTGCTGGTGGTTATCATCACCGACGGTGCTGAGAACAGCAGCCATACCTACAACAATGCAGCCATCAAGAGCATGGTAGCAGCAGCCGAAAGTGATGGCGACTGGACTTTTACCTTCCTTGGTGCCAACATTGATGCCTTCTCAGCTGGCGCAGCTTTTGGGATGAACGCAGCCAATACAGCCAGCTATAGCACTGCCAACATGAGTGCAACCATGGAGGTGCTGACCAAGAGTACCTCGGCTGTGCGGCAGGCCAAAAGTGCAGGCGTGAGCACACAAGATCTCTATGCCAGTCAAGCCTTCTACAACAGCACTGATCGCAGTCGTATGACAGGCGGTTAACATGAGACAAGGCATGTTTGAAGTGCTGGTGCGGCCCAAGGGTCGCTCAGCAGCCGACGAGTATCCTTTCCGTGGTCAAACCTGGATCGAAGGCAGGCACAACAGCAGCTATGTGATTGAATTGATCAATCACAGCAGCAATAGAGTGGAAGCTGTGGTCAGTGTGGATGGATTGTGTGTGAGGAACGGCAGCCCTGCCAGCTTTGCCAGCAGAGGCTTTGTGCTGGAGCCCAACAGCCGGCAGGCCGTTGAAGGTTGGTTGATCAATCCGCAAGAGGCTGCCAGCTTTGTGTTCTCTACACGATCACAAAGCTACAGCGAGCAAATGGGCGAGGGCGGCAATCAAGGAGTGATTGGTGTGGCGTGGTTTGAGGAAAAGCCACCTGCTATTCCGTTGGCTCACACTTGGCACAGTCCCATCAACACTCAACCGTGGGTGTTCTCCAGCAGTGCTGGCAGCACCTTGTTGAGCAAAAGTGGCATCTCAGCCACCAGTGTGGGCGCCAGCGACATGGGCACTGGGTTTGGCGACAGTGTGAGTTTCCCCACTACACCCGCCCAGTTCTCGCGCAAGAGCAACACACCCGCGGCCGTTTGCGTGCTGCACTACGACAGCGCAGCCAATCTGCAACGTATGGGCATTGTGCTCAAAACTAGAGCCAACAACAGTGTTAGACAGGCTTTTCCTGGGGAAACCACAGACTATTGTCGACCACCGCCAAGCTGGATTGGTCGCAAATGGTCAACATAGGGAGGTAGGGGCATTTTGCCCCTACTTTTTTGGGCAAAAAACCGGTTGACAGCGCCCTAGCGTGTGCTATAGTAGGCCTAGCAAGGAGAGAACATGCAGCTCACTGTTGGCACTGAGGTTGAAATTGAGATTGACACCAGCTTTGTGCATCGCTATCTGGTAGGCGAAGCCAAGCACATTGTTCCCCCTGTGTCGCGTATTTCAGGCACAGTGGCGCCCACACCCGCGTGGTTTCCTGAGCACATCGCAGTGCTCAACAGCCGCACTGGTGCTGTGAGCTTTGTGGCACGTCGCACAATTCTCCGGGTCAACAACGTCTCTTACACGCAACCCAAGACTGCCTCAAATGATCGCACCTGGACTGTGCCCAGCAGCAAGGGCAAAGGCACCTACAAGATCACCTACACTGCTGGCACTGGCCACTTCGACTGCTCTTGCAGCGGGTTTCAGTTTCGTCGCAACTGCAAACATGTGACTGATGCAAAAAAGAAGCTAGAAGCTGCCTAAAATCAGCAGCTTCTAAATAGCAGTGGTAGGCACACTATGGATTTTGCTCTTTTAAATTTTGCTGTTGACATACTCCCAACTCGTGCTAGAGTATGGCTATGAACAATCTAGTTGAACACGCAAGACTCTTTGCTGATCGTGCCCATAGGGCAGTGAATCAGACCCGCAAATATACAGGTGAGCCCTACATCAATCATCCCACAGCAGTGATGCGGCTGCTGGAAACTCACAGCAGTGAAGTTGTCACTGACTCCCAGCGTGCTGCTGCTCTGCTCCACGATACAGTGGAGGATACTGAGGTCACCATTGCAGAAATTGAACAGCATTTTGGTGCAGAGGTAGCTGAGCTGGTTGGTTGGCTCACTGATGTAAGCAAGCCCGGTGATGGTAACCGACGCACCCGCAAGGCTCTGGACCTAGCTCACACTGCGCTAGCGCCTAGGGCGGCCAAGAACATCAAGCTGTGTGATCTGGTGCATAATGCCACAGACATCACAGATCATGATCCTGGATTTGCTCGAGTGTGGCTGCGAGAGAAGGAATCAATGCTGGAGGTTCTCAGCGACGCTGACCCCTCGCTGCTGGAGTTGGCTCGTCGCACACTGAATGATTGCAAACTTAAGTTGAAGGAGGCCGCTCGGTGACACAGAGAAAGCTCAATAGTTTGGTCGGTCTAGACCAGCATCAGCGAAACTTGGTGTGTGATGGTCTGGCCAAGCTGGTGCTACGTGAGATTGAGCAAGCCAAGAAAGCGATCAAAAACAAGAGCTATTTTGGTAGCACCATTGAGCTGGCGGATGCAGGAGATTGGGCACTGGTGCTCAGTGACATAGCCAGTGGCACCATCAGCAACCTGCAGATGCTCAAAGACCGGGTAAAAGGGTTGCACGCAGGCGACGAGCAAATTTGCTGCCATCTATTGGCGCAGCTAGAAAACAAGCCGGCCCAATCAGCTCGTGTAGCTTCAACCAAAAAGTGATTGACAACAGCGGATTGTCAGCTATAATGCCTGCATAGACAGAAAGGTCCTCAAATGCTCAATCCTGCTGATGTCGTTGAAGCTCTTGGCAGCACCAACAGCCGCTTGGAAAAAGAAAAGATCCTACAGCAGGCCTGGGACAACGGCATCCTCGAGTTCTTCCAAGGCACTCAACTGGCTCTAGATGCTCTTGTGACTTTTGGCATTGCCCGCGCACCTCTCATTGAAGAGGGCGACGATGGGGGCAGCTTTGGCTGGCAGGAGTTCTCTGCGCTTGCCCAGCGCCTGCAACGTCGTGAGCTCACTGGCAACAGTGCTCGAGATGAGATTCGAAGTGCTGCCGAACGTGCTCCGGCTCGCTTGTGGAACCTGTGGTATCGTCGACTCCTACTCAAGGATCTCAAGGTGGGCGTAACTGAGGCCACCATCAACAAGGTGCTGGCTGCCAACGGCGCTGAGGGCAAAAAGTATCTGGTGCCTGTGTTCAGCTGCCAGCTGGCCAAACCCGCCGAGGACCATCCCAAGAAGATGCGCGGCCGCAAGCTGCTGGACCGCAAGTATGATGGTTGTTTGAGTGCCTCTTGGACTATTGAATTTGAGGATGGTCGCAAGCTCACCATCGGAGAGGTTGTAAAGAACAAAATCGAAGGCAGGATCAAATCTTATAACACACGTACCAAAAAAATTGAATTCAATGAGATCGAAGCTTGGGCTACTAATCACAACATGACAAATGATCAGCCTGTGAGATGGTTTAAACTTAAACTGGAAAATGGTGTCACCATGCCTCCCATAACTGGTAACCATCTTATCTGGATGCCTTTGCTTAATTGCTGGCGTAGAGTAGATGAGCTAAGGATCGGAGATAAAATTCTCTACAAATAGTAGGATATTGTCCATCATATTTGTGATCCACTACTAAATATGCATAACATAGTCAACAGGCAATATTATGTTATGCATCGGATGCTCCAGATGGAGAGACAATTTTGAATCACACAAATTGGTGTGCCAACCTTTTAAAGACTATTCAACACTAGATGTGTTGCGTAGCCAATTGATTGATTTGATATCAACTCAAGGGTGTTCAATACTTGAGGTAGAAGAAATAATCAATCAACACACCGATACATTTATCAAGCATGGTAAAATACGTCGTTGGTGTAGGAAAAATGGAATACAGATCAAACCAGTTCAAGAAATAAACAGGTCGGCAAGAACAGTCAAGCGCAGGGCCGAGTCTTTCAAGTCAAAATATGGTGTAGACAATCCGTCGCAGCTAGAAGTTGTGAAAGACCGAAAAAAACAGACCAATCTTGAAAGATATGGAGTTGAAAATCCTTGGCATAGACCAGAAATTCGGGAAAAAGCCAAAGCAACCTTGATGCGCAATTACGGTGTATCAAGTGCCAGGCATATACCAAGAATAGGTCCTTGTGCTACGTCACTTACTAGACCTCATAAGAAAATCAGTAGGATTTTAGAAAATCACAATATAATACATGAGAATGAGAAATATAACTTATTCCCGAAGCCTAAATCTAGTAATAACAGAATTTACTCTCCTATAGTTGATATATGGATACCAGACTACAATGCAGTGATCGAAATATATGGTGATAGATGGCATGCCAATCCTCGGATTTATAGACCAACTGACGTTTTGCCCTTGTTTATAGGAGATACAACGGCCGAGGACATATGGAGACTGAACAAAACACGAGAGGACCATATCAAAAGTTTTGGTGTTGAGTTTTTGGTAATCTGGGAGCTTGACATAAATGAAGACTATGTTAATGTAGAAAAAAATTTAGTGTCCTGGCTACAAAATATCTCAAAGAAGGGTTGACTATGACCGTGCTATCTATTGTTGAAATTGAAGAAATTGACATCATTGAAGATCGTTATGATCTTCAAGTAGCTAATGTGCACAATTTTTTTGCAAATGACATGTTGGTACATAACTGTCGTCTACTAACAATTCTGGACAAGCAGGCTGGCACAGTGCGTCAGTTCAGCCGAGATGGCAGAGAAAAGAACAATTTCCCTCTTCTGGTAGAGAGTCTCACTCGGCTGCTGCCCGTGATCAACGAAAGCCTTGTGCTTGACGGCGAGGTCATCAGCAGCAACTTTCAAACGCTGATGACACAGGTCAACAGGCAGGAAGATGTGGATACCAGCGACTGCCGGTTGATTCTCTTTGACATCGTCAGTCTCAAGGACTTCCGTGCGGGTGTGTGCCGTATCTCACAACATGATCGCCATCTTGCTCTCTGTGAGCTGATTCCGCTGTTTGTGGAGTTTGGCGACGATCGACTGGTTGTGGAGCCCAAGCTGGAAGTGGATCTCGACACCCAAGAAGGTGCCAAGGCCATGAACGAGTTCAACCAAATGGTGCTGGCCGAAGGGCTGGAGGGAGTGATGATCAAGGATCCCGCTGCTCCTTACCAGTGCAAGCGCAGCGACGCTTGGCTCAAGATCAAGCCCAGCATCGCAGTGGATGTGACTGTGGTGGCAGTGGAGCCGGGCACAGCTGAGAGCAAGTTCAGTCATACCATGGGCAACCTAGTGTGCGAGGGTGTAGACCATGGGCGGAACATCCGTGTGGAAGTGGGCAGCGGCTTCAGTGATGATCTCCGCGATCAAATTTGGGCTCATCGTGCTGAAGTTGTTGGCCGAGTGGTCGAAATCAAGGGCGATGCTCTCACGCAAAACCAGCAGAACCCGGATGTGTGGAGTCTCCGCTTTCCTGTGTTCCTCTGCTTTCGTGGTTGGGCGCCCGGGGAGAAGATTTGATGCGTGTGGAGGAAACCTACCATCAAGGCTACCACTGCTGGATGTTTGGCTACAGCAGCACACTAGACGCCAAAAGCCAAAGGCAACAGATGGCTGCCCTCAAGCGGTTGTGCAGGGATCAACTGGGCCGCAGCCACGGCGGCCTGGATGTGAGCATGTGGGCTTCTCTACATCACCATCATGGTGGTTTAGGTATTTGGACCAAGCGAGTGGTCTACATTCGTGATCCCCATGTGGCCGCACAAGCCATTCTCACTTTTTGTTGACGCAAAATGCAACAATTCTACAAATGGACTAGGTTGCCCACCAACAAACAACCTCTTGAATGGCGTGATTTTGAAGATGCAGGCTATCCTTATGTGTACCTCAGTTGGTCGTTGTGCTCACAACACTGGGATGGTGCGCATCGATGGTGCAAGAGTGAAATAGGAGAGGCCAATTACACCTGGATTGGCACCCGATTTTGGTTCCTCAACAGTGAGGATGCCTTACGTTTTGGGCTTGTGTGGGGATGACCGAAGGTTGCACAGTATGGATACCCTGGAGTGTGAACAGACTGGCTCTGGCGTTTGACCGAGTATTGGCTCCCGATCTCATGGGTCACGCTCAGTCGCTGGACATTGAAACCGATCATCCTCTTCTGTTACCAGAAGAACAACAGTGGATTGAACAGAGTGGTTGCACAGTTGTAGCCCTACACGATCACCATCTGGCCATAGGAGTTGAATTCTCACAAAGCTGGATGGCAATGCAATTTTTCCTCACATGGGCAAAGGACAGCAGCAATTGGCGAATCTCCTAGTTGGATATCAAACGTAGAGCCACTGGTATTTTTGATGAGCAATAGTCAACATTTGATCCAGCTGGTGCTCGGCACCAGCTTCGTTATACCAGACACCTGGCAAGCTGATCACGCACTGGATGCCTACACGTGGTGCAAGAGAATGTTTGGTGAGGAGCGTGGAGGAAACATCATGCAAGAGGCTGAGGAGGGCTGGCTTGACTATTCCGACGGTGACTGGTGTATGTGCTGGTATGAGACAAAAGTTACCTGGGTTTTTTGGTTCAGCAGTCGAAACCGCCTGGCTCAATTCACTCTCACCTGGAGTTAGATCATGACCCAATGGCAGCACCTGTATTTGCATGAGCATGCCAACATGCACAATTTGTTTGACATGATGCAGTGGTGTTCCCGGCGACACGGTGATCCCATAATTCTCCCCCAGTGGGTTGAGAATCGACTGCAATGCTCAGCACATGCGTCGAGTTGGGACCAGACGCTGGGTGGATGGACAAGAGATTGGCGCCACTCAGGCTACAGCCTTTACCACCCAAATCCTAGATTCTGGGCACAAGTGAAGCAAGGCTTTTGGGACGCCACTTATCTTGAGCTTTTCCCGTTGTGTGTGCTGTTCTACAACCGTGAGGATTTGACGGAATTCAAGCTGATTTGGTCCTAGACATACGCATGATCAAATGTATTGTATCAACTACACTGAAAGACAAACAGATGAGTGACAAAAGAGTGGGATGGGCATGCAAGATGCTCACAGAGCAAACCTTCTCAAACAAGAAGAGTGCAGGTGAGTGGCTCAAGCGGCACAATACATCTACCACCACTGTGGCCAATCTTGACCGGCTCACTCGCACGCAAGCCATTGACAAGATTGTAGGTTTGATCAATCACAACAGCGAAGTTCTCTGCCGGCAGTTTGCTCTACTGGGTGCCGGCCCTGCGCATTTGCGGATGATGCGTATAGGCAGCGAAATCATGCCAGCTCGCACTCACCCTCGTTACATGAGCTGGTATGAGGACGAACCCGAGATTCGACGTGCTCTAGGCAGCTTGGCCAAGGCTGGAGAGGTAGCACGGCAGTTTGACATCAGGCTCAGCACACATCCGGGGCAGTTTACCCTGCTGTGCAGCAACAGCGAGGAAGCTGTGAGCCGCAGCATTGATGACCTGCACTACCACAGTGAGATCTTTCGACTGATGGGCTTTGACAGCACAGACCAACGACAGGAAATCAACATCCATGGCGGTGCTGGCCGCGAGGACTTTGTTGAGCAGTTCTCTAGAAACTGGCGACGTCTGCCACGTGATACCCAACAGTGGCTCAGCATAGAGAATGACGAGTTCAGTTACTGTCTTGATCAACTGCTGCCCTTGGCTGACAAGGTCAAGATCTGTGTAGACATCAATCACTACTGGATCCACCAAGGCAGCTATCTGGCACCAGATGATCCGCGCCTGGCCACAGTTGTAGACAGCTGGCGCGGTGCGAGACCCGAGATGCATGTGGCCTATCCACAAGAGAGCTTGCTGGCTGGGCACGATCCCACTACCTTGCCCAACATGGCACTACTGGAGAGTCAAGGCCATCGACGCAGCAAGCTGAGAGCCCACAGTGAAACCGCGTGGCTCACTGCCATCAGCCACTATGCCGGCCAGTTTTGGGACAGGTTCGATCTCATGGTAGAAGCCAAGAGCAAGAATCTAGCTGCTCAACAGTTGGCGCAAACTCTGCTCAACCCCATTGACACAACCGCAAATCAAGCTTAAATAGAGCTCTACACACGCAGGAGAAATGCAAATGAAGAATCTTCCCAGCTGGGGCAAGCACCTAGTTGTTGATGCTGCTGGCTGCACAGAAGCCATCAACGACAAGGACACCATCATCAAGTTTATCAAACAATTGGTGATTGACATCGACATGAAGGCCTTTGGTGAGCCCACAGTTGAGTGGTTTGCTGACCACGATCCTACCAAAGCCGGATTCAGTCTGGTGCAGCTGATTGAAACCTCAGCTATTGTGTGCCACTTTGTGCCGCAAACATGGAGCCTGCATTTTGATGCATTCAGCTGCAAGGACTTTGACAGCGAGACAGTGATCTCACTTCTGCGTGAATACTTTGGCATCAAGGCCTGGAATCAACACGAGTTCAGCCGTGAGGCTCCAGACATCAATTCCTAAATAGCTGTATGAAGTTTGAAGACGTCAACAGCCCCGGCACCATTGAAGAGCTTGAGCAAAAGGTTCAAGCTCTTCAAGCCAGATATCACAGTTTGTTTGGCCCACAAGAGCTTGACGAACACACTAATTGGCCCTCAATTGTGCAACAGCTGAAGCGAGAGCTAGTGCGCTTGGGCTCCACTGACTACGATAGCATTGATCAATTGATGAGAAAGATCTGCAGAGGCCATGGAGTGAGCCCTCACGATCTACATGATCAATTTATGGCTAGAGTGGGTGAGACTCCAGATCACTGGATTCAAGCTCGACTATCTCCAGCAACAAAGAGCCGGATCCCTTGATCACTCTGTGATAGACCTCGGCAGGTATATCTATTACCACACCTGGCTCCAGCGGTTGAGGCAGTTGATTGTCAAACTGAAACTGCCAGCCATTTCCTTCTAGCACGAACACCCGCCTACTGTGATGATCCCTGTGCCACACCAACAGTTGTGGATCTAAGTCAGCTGGGAAGCGTCTCTGCCATCGGTGGGAGGGTGTTTGTAGATCTTGATAGACTGTGTCTACCACTTGGCGTTCTCCTTGAATCCAGCTGTGGCCAGTTCAGCACCACACTCAAACGCACCAGCTTCTCCTCTTCCTACATACTTTTGCAAGATCGCCAAACAACGATTTGCTGGACTGTCATGTGAGGGGCCAGGATTGCCAATGGTCAATCTTCGTGCCTGCAGCAAGCGCAGCAGGGGCAAATCGTGCCGCCAAATGAATCTACAAACTCCCACTTCGGTGGGAAAGCCTTCGAGACTCTGCAACTGGGGCAAATCTTCCATCACAAACATGTAGTCAACTTTTTTTGGCGCTCCCACCAAGCTTTGTATGGGATTGTTGCTCACAAAACACAAGCCAGTCACATGAGTGGGACAACCCTCTAGTGTGGAGAGATTGCTGGCACTCACATTGAAATCACCTTCTATCCATCCAAACCGCACAGGAAGAGTGCCACCAGGCAGTCCATCTCCCTCCAACGTGGTGTAGGCACGTTTGACCTTGATGCTGGGACCGGATGCGATATTCAAACGACCTTCACTGTCAAAACTCCACAGCTTGCGAGCAAGCACTCGGTTGGCTTCGGTAAAATATTTGGCAAAGGTGTCAAGAACCTCTTGCTGGTCTACCATCGTGCATTCTCCTTGAGTCCAGCCGTGGCCAGTTCAGCTCCACAAGCAAAAGCGCCAGCTTCTCCTTGGCCTGCATATTTTTGCAAAATCTCCAAACACAGCCCAGGTTCTTTTCTAAGGCTATAATCATCCATCTCCAAACGTTGGGCTTGCAGCAGCCTCAACAGAGGCAAATCGGGCTGCCAAGTGAATCTGCACATAAAAACTGACTCAGGAAATCCTTCTAAACTCTTCAAGTTTGGCAAGTTCTGTATAGAGAACCCGTAGTCCACACGACTCGGTGCTCCTACCAAAGTTTCTAGAGGATTGTCAGCTACACTACAGAGCAAACCCACATATGTGGGACAGCCCTCCAGTGTTGTTAGACGGCAGCCGCCGACATCAAAGTTGTGGGAGACAGTGCCGAAACGAATAGGCAGTTTGCCATCAGGAAAACCCACACCACCATAGATGGAGAGCAAGCCGGGCATAGCATCTAGACTGCCCTTTATGTTCAAGCGTCCTTGGTTGTCAAAAGAATATCTCTTGTCTTTGACCAGTTGTTGGCCTTGAACAAAGTAGTTGACCAACCGCTCAAGAACCTCTTGCTCATCTACCACCATTGCGCACTCACAGGAGCCAATCCCAAGCTTTTGCTGAATCTGGGCAGTCTGCAGGCCCAATATCTGGCACTGGTTTTGTCTTTGGTGTCAGCACATCTGTGACGTGCTGCAAAACTGGCTCTACGCTTGGGATCTCTTATCTTCACGCTGAGCTCGGTGCTGCCAAAGGTAACCTTTTTGATGTTACCAGTTTTGGGATTCTTTACGTAAACATAATACTTTTTGGGGCCACCTCTTCGGGGACGATTGAGCTCTACTTTCTTGCCCTGGTATTCGGCTTCGGAGAGAGCGGTAGTATCTTCAGGTTCCTCTAGGATCACATCCAGCGGCACCTGTTGGCCTTGATACTGACCAAAAGTGCCTATGTCACTCTCCAGCAGTTCTCTGTCGCAAGGGCTCAGCCCCTGCCGATCTTCTTCACACAGCAGTCGCGCCTCTTGAAAGAATGCAAACCAACTCTCGCTGTAGATACGAAATGGATTGTCCAGCAAGCTTTGTTGATTTTTGACGCTTTCTGCCAGCGCCTGGCGAGCTAGATCTCGATGATTGGTGATCAGTTCTTGTATTTTCATGGTTCAATATTTACTGGTGTTTGCACCTAAATATCCCAAGCTCTATAGGATGCCACATGAAGTTACTTGATCTTTTTGAAGCCAGATTCCAGGAAATAGTACATGATAATCCCAGTGTGGGCACCCTCAAGGCATTGGCACGGGCCAACCGCTATCACAGCGCGAGGTTTGTGATCTACAAAGATGGCACTGTGAAGGCTGCTGACAGCGAGCATTTCACGCATCACAGTTTGGCTCCAGCAATGGAAGCCTGGGCTATCAGAGGATATGTGACATATGTAGGAGACGGAGAATATCTCTACCGCAGCATGGAAGTCTACAGTCCCAAAAATATGGATCATCCCATATTCAGAGTTTGGGAACGTGCTGGGATTGGCAATGGAAATCCCGAGGTGGTTGAAGAGGATGTTGAACCGCCGTTGCCCACTAGAGTGTATCATGTTTCACGTAAGAGAAATAGAGGCAGCATCAAAAAACTAGGTCTGCAACCCAAGATAAAAGAATTCAATAATATCATGCGCAAACCTGGCGTGTTTTGTTTAGAAACACTGGACCAAGCCAGAGATTGGGCCTATTACTATGCCATGGATGAACGAGAGCCCATGGATATTTTTGAAGTTTCCGTGCGTGATCCAGGTGATTTGCACCCCGATCCTGCTCGAGACATGCAACAACACTATGATTCTTGGGTGATCTACAAACCTGTGCCACCTGGGGAGTTGAAGCTGGTTGCAACGCAAAATGTACCAGAAGGCTGGACCGGACCAGGGATCAATCCTCAAAAAGTTCGAAATCTAGAAGAAACACCACTAGAAGAAAAATGGACCAAAAAGTATAAGAAGAGTATCAACTGCAACGCTCCCAAGGGCTTCAGCCAACGTGCTCACTGTGCTGCCAGACGCAAGAGAAGGGCTGGAGGAACAACTACCAGCAAAAGCGTGAGCGAGAACCGCTTGGACGCTTTGGTAGAATCCATGCTGAGTCATCTGGAAACTCAAGGCCTCACTGAAGCCCAAGCAGTGGCTCACATTGATGAGAGGCTAGATGAGGACTTGCGGAAATGGTTCAAACAAAAATGGGTGAGATTTGGCCCTGATGGAAAAATCCGCGGTGCTTGTGCTCGCGACAAAGACAGCGAGGGCAAGCCCAAGTGTCTACCACAAAAGAAAGCTTGGGCTCTGGGCAAGAAGCGCCGTGCCACTGCTGCCCGACGCAAGCGTAAAGAAGATCCCAATCCAGAGCGCAAGGGCCGAGCCAAGAATGTGGCCACCAAAGAAGGCCAAAACTTTGCACCTAAAATGCTTGCTGAGACTGCTGAAGAAAGCCAAGACATCAACACGTTGGCCAAATTTATTACCAGCAACATTTTGAACAAGAGAGAGTTTGACTACACACTCGTATATAAACTGGTTCCTGCTGACAAATGGCCCAAGGTCAAATCACCAATCATACAGCAAATGCTCAGAGTTTTGAGAATCAAGAATATCAAAGACCCAACCAGAACAGCCATAGGAACTATTGGCCGAGATGATGATGGGTCATTGTGGATGTATATTGCGCCCGGACGCGACCCTATAGCCACAGCAAGCACAATAACTCATGAACTCACTCATGCGCTTGATTTGATCAAATCTCAAGGCAAGGCATTCAAAAGTCGATCACATGTGGATAAACCAGATAGTAGCATGTGGACAGCAAACGACTGGAAAAACTACTTAGGCAATCCTATGGAAATCAATGCTAGGTTTGCACAAGTATTGATGTTTATCAGCGATGATGTGATAGAAAATTTGCACAACGATCCCAACTGGAGTCTATCACGAGACCATTTGATCAACTGGATCACACGGCTGTTTGAATTCTACAAAATTGATAGATCATGGTTTGCTGAAGGTCCCAAAGGTCAAAAATCCTACAATCGGCTGTTGAGCCGCACCATGCAGTTCTACCAACAACTTCTTAAGGTAGCCAGACAGGATGCAGTTCAAAAGCCCGGACTGCTGAAAAAAATCTCAACTGCTGTTGGTTCTCGAGTGGCCAAATTGATCTCAACGTTTGGGTTGGGTAAAAAAGGTGAGCTTGACGAAGATGTCTCCATTGACGATGTCAGTTGCCCCAGTTGTGGTGGACCCATAGTAGCAGAGGGTGAGCTGCTGGAGCGCAAGGATGCCTGCTACTACAAAGTCAAGAGTCGCTACAAAGTTTGGCCCAGTGCCTATGCCAGCGGTGCATTGGTGCAGTGTAGGAAAAAGGGTGCAGCAAACTGGGGAAACAAAGGAAAGAAGCAATGACAAATCTCAACAACACAGAACACATGCGCCAGTTGATCCAGCTGGTTGAATCACATGAGAAGAATAGATTAGCAGAGGCTGCTAGAAATGATGCCTACACTCCAGAGAAACTGGCGAACATCAAACAACAGATTATAGATTATCGCAAGGAAGGCTGGACTGATCGAGAAATAAGCGAACTTATGGGTAAACAGCAGAACTGGGTTGCAGATATTGTTAGGACACATTTCCCCGACTTACGTAAGAGGACACCCTTAGGACTAGCTGTGACAGCCCTTGACAAAACTCAGATGGCTCAAGAATTTCAAAAAGGCAATATAACCATAAAACAACTGGCCAAAAAGCATGAGGTAAGTCACACAGCCGTAAAGCGTTGGCTAGAGGACGAGTTGGGTCAACAAGAAGTTGCAAGATTGCAAGCTTTATATACAACGCCTGACAGAAAATGGACTCAAGACGAAAAAGACTGGGCTGTGGATCAATATCGACAAGGAACGGGTCCTGCGAGTATAGCAGCTATATTCATGAAAAATATTGATACACATCCACCAGGTACCGAGGATATGAATCGCTATCATGTATCACATATGTTACAAAATCTTCCCAACTACCAAGAACTACAAAGTCAATTTCAAGCCAACAAGAATCTCCGTCGCGAACCAGAACCATTCACCGCCAAGATTTACCGCGCAGGCAGGATAGATCCCGAAGGTCGGAAAACTAGCTGGACAATGGGACGAGGATACAAATGAAAATCTCTCAACTGCTGAACAAGCCCACCCCCTCTGTCTCAAGCTTGGTCAAAAAATACAAAACAACACCGGAGGCTGTGCAGGATGAGCTCCGGCGTGGCATTCGAGTGGAGATGGAACACACCAAAGATACAGAAGTGGCACGAGAAATAGCACTGGACCATTTGGGCGAGGATCTTGACTACTACAGAAAGTTATCCAAAATTGAGAAAACTTCTGTCAAAGAATCCACACTGATGGAGTTGTTTGATTTGAACCGGGTGCCCCACGGCGTGTCAGGTCCCAAGTTGATATCCCACAATCCATACATGACCGTTTACAAGTTTGCAATTGATAATAAAAAATATGAACTTTCATTCCATCCAGAAGATCACGAGGTTGAAGTAGCATTTAGTGATGCAACAGGAGCTACTGACATAACAGGCGCAGGAAATGCTACCAAAGTGTTTTGGGCAGTTGCCAAAGGTTTAGATGACTATTTGAAAAATAATTCAATAGTAAAAACAATCGTCTTTATATCTTTTGATGATGAACCCAGTCGTCACAAGCTCTATCATATGTTCAGCAACCGCTTGGCCCAGCATTTGGGATGGCATGCTGGGAAAAAACTTGAAGACAGCTATGTGCGGTGGACTGTTACGCGAGAAGAAAAAGCGAGAGCTACTGAAACACACAGCTTGATGGAGTTGTTTGATTTGAACCGAGTGCCCGAAGGAGTAACACCTCCAGAGATGGTATCAGATGTAACAGACAAAACCATTTACCAGTTCAGTGTTCGGGGAAGAAAATACCTGTGCCAGTTCACAGACGTTGACAGAGACACTTACGATCTAAAGTTCAAAGACCCCGAAGGCAGAATGACCATCACAGGTGCTGGAGAGGCTACGAAGGTATTTTGGGGTGTGGCTCGAGCAGTGAGCATGTTCATCAAGCACAAACCTGTTGCACTTTTGAGATTTGGTTCCAGTGAGCCCAGCAGGCAAAAACTCTACAATGTGCTGAGCCAAAAATTGGCTCTCACGTTGGGCTGGAGAAGAGAAATCATCAAGTATCCAGATGATCCCGCCAGCTACTTCCGCCTCTACAATCCTCAATACACCAAGCAACCTCTTGAAGAAGGTAGAAGCACAAGTGTAATTGTTGTTGATGTGCAACCTGCCTACTCACGCGGCAATGAACAATTGTTTGAGCAAATCATCCGGTTTGTGAACAATCAAACTGGATCTGTGTTGATGTTTGTAAATGCAGAACAAGATGCCATGACAGATGACACTGTGGCTGAGATCAAGGCCTACTGGGAAGACGTTGTGAGAGGTGAAGAGTGGGATCCAGAAGATCTTGATGATAGCGCAATCGACTGGAGCAGGTTTCAAATCAAGGACAAGGGATTTGGATTTACTAGAGCGTGGATCGACCAAGGCATAAGTGACCGAACAATAATCAAAACCATACGCTTGATGTATCAAAACCGGGTAAATGACAGTAGGGATTTGTTCGGAGGAGAACTCAGTGATGACTATGCTTTGAATTTTGAACAGTTCATTGGTCCAGAATTTGAACACTGGATGCTGAGTGATGGTATCACAGTGAACTGGACCAGTGTGGCACAACTCAAGCGTTTCAATGGAAGTTATATAGTTGGCGGGGGCAGAAATGAGTGCCTACGTGAAGTTGAACTGTTGATGAATGCCTTCAACATCAAATATCGAAGAATAGACAGCATGGTGTACAGATGAGATTGATCGATCTTTTTGAAGCAGTGAAAATTGACAACGTCAAAGGGCTAGGGGAAGTCCCTGACAACCAAAACGTGGACTATCTTGGATTGCGTGTCCAGATGCGTCCCAGTGTTTTCCTACGTTTGGTGCACAGTCTCCCACGTGAACAGGCACAGAGTGCAGACTATATTGCACAGCATCTAGAACAGGGCAGAAGCATTGCCTCTCCTTGGCTGGTGATTTCTGTCCCACCAGAGTGGGAAACCGGTGACCTTGAAATGCCTGCCAAGGTTGTGGGTCACGAGGGTCGTAACCGGATGTATGCAGTGATGGAAACAGAGGGCGACGCTCCAGTTGAAACGCATTTGTTTTTCTCTGGCGGTGTTCGCCGCCGCCACATCACGCCTCAGTGGATCAAGACTATGAACAACAGCCTTATTCCTCAAGGCAAATCATTGCCCATGGGCGGACCATTTTTCACCACAACCACATCCACCAATGAGAGCACCACCCGCACCACAGCCAAAGGTGCACCCGGAACCCTCAAAGCCAAAATCACACGCCATTATGGTGGTAAGGTCACATGCGCCAAAGCCAAACGATTGAAAGCAAGAAAAACTGCTACTCCTCATGACAAGGCGCAAGCCAATTGGTTTCTCAACATGCAAGATTGCGCTGAGAGCCACCTACCCCCGAGACTAGGTTGAGATCAAGAAAGGCGGCAGATAGTAGCCAGATCTCAGTCCATACTTGACAGGGCTGCCATCCAAATGAGAGACGTTTGCTCCTGCTGCCAGAACCAGCGCATGCCCAGCAGCTACGTCATACTCGCTTAAACCACTGCACCGCACGTAGATGTCAGCTCTACCACAAGCGATTTCAACAAACTTCCTTGCACTGCCCATGCCTACAAAACGAGCAGGCTCAGCTACTATGGATCTTAGAGCTAGAGAGCTTTCTCCTCGGCTGTGCAACACCACTGGAGTTTCTCCAACTGCACGTCTTGACTGCACCTGTGTGGGTGCGTGGTCTCTGCGGTAGAGCCATGCCTGTTTCAAGTCTACCAAGCCCACATACACCTCCTCGAACTGCGGCAGCACCATCAACCCTAGTGTTGGCTGGTGATCTTCGATCAAGGCCGCACACACAGCAAACTCTTGTGTGCCATCCACCATGCCACTGGTGCCGTCAATGGGGTCAATCAACCAATAGGTGCCTTGGTGACTATCGGATCTGCCATCACTGAGAGCTTCTTCTCCCACAACAGGAGTGAGGGGATCAACCTTTCTTATGGCCTCTGAGAGCAACAGTTCAATATCCCTGTCTGCGTCAGTGACCACACTTCCGTCACTTTTATAGCTGATTTCAAATCCACTACGGCTTTTTTGTGCCCACAAATCACAACAACTCCACAATGAGGGCAGTAGTAGAGAGGCTAGTGTTTCAACATTTGTCATCTTGTTATAGTTTTGCAAAACCTCGATCAAAGTCAACTCAATTTAAATAGAGTATGCGAATAAAAGATCTTAAACCTACAGCACAAACTTTGCAAGAATTGTTCAAGCCTGTGAGTGCCAAATGGAATAAACGGGATTTCAATGGTACCATTCAATGGAGAACAGCTTTTGATTTTGACGAGCAGTTGATAGAGATAAGCATCACAGAAGATAGTGAGCAGCTACATTTGAGAGATGCTGTCTTCAGCAGCAATCTGCGTTTCAAAAGTAATGCAACGGGCTATGTTATAACCTTTGCTGTCGAAGGTGAATATGAGAAGACTGGTTTGATTGGTCAACGCAGTGCCGGCCTCATGGCAGCAGTGGTGGGCCGCATCTACAGCTGGCTGGAGCAGCACAAGTGGGACTACATCACTTTTACCGGCGGCCCAGGCAGCAGAAACAGACTTTATGACAGCATAGCAAGATCTCTAGGAAAACACACAGGCAGTGTCTACTATTTTGACATTGAATCAAATGACTTTGTAGTCTACAAGAGTAACAGTGTGTTGCAAGAACAGGGAGGAGTGGGATTGGTGGTGCCAGGAGTAAACATGCCCGCAGGTCAACACCCGGACGAAATACGGCGGCAGGCCAAGAAGTTTGGCTTCCAGGTAAGCGCCAGGGGCGTTCCTCCCTTGATCAAAACTAGCGGAAAAATCTAAAACTTGTTTGACTCAGCAGCTGACTTAGAACAATGCCAAGTTGCGGTCACTGAACAACAAATCTCGGTATGTTTCTCTGTTGAACAAGAACCCTATCAGCTGCTGTTGATGCGAAGCCGCAGCCATCCCACAGCTTACTTGGTATTGTTTGGTCACAAGGCACACAGAGATCCCTTGGGCAAAACTGGCACCGGCAACGCTCAGCGTGTGTATAGTGTGGTGATGTGGCTGATGCGCCACATGGCTCACAATCCTCCTTCAGCTCACGAGATCACCTGCTTCTACTGGAGTGCATCGGGTGAAAGCCGTCAGCGTCTCTACCAAAGATTGATGTTGAGAGTGGCACAGGATCTCAATTGGCACAGCAGCAACGATCGTCAACTGTTTCCTGGAAATGTTGGCGATAACGAACACACCTACACAGTCTACAAACTGGCAAACAGCACCACGGTTACTTGAATTTTGACCCAAGATCCTGCACTATACGTGCATGAGTTTGCAAAAAAGACAATGGTTGCTGGAACTCAGTCAACAAGAACTGATTCCGCAAGAGCACGTGGCTTATCTTACAAATCTCAAATCTCAAGGAGTCTATCCTCGTGTGATCTGGGACGTAGGAGCGTGCGTGCTACATTGGTATCAAATGGCTAGAAAAATTTGGCCCAACACTGCCTATTACGTAGTTGATGGTAACCCAGCCTGTGAGTTCCTGTATCAACAGGAGAAAGTAGATTATCAAATAGCTGTGGTAAGCAACAGCGACAGGAGGTCGGTGACCTTTTGGCAGAACGACACACATCCGGCTGGCAGCAGCTATTATAGAGAAAACGATCAGCTGTGTCCCAACAGCACACAACTCTATACTCGAGAGCAAAGTAGAACTGTTGGCTGTCAAACTTTGCAAACAATCAGCAAGAGAAGAGCCTGGCCACTGCCAGACTTTCTCAAACTGGACGTGCAGGGAGCCGAACTGGATGTGCTGCAAGGGTTGCTGGATTTGAATTCTGTGGAACACATCGTGTTAGAACTTCAACATGTGGAATGGAATCTAGGAGCTCCTCGTTGCAGTGAAGTGATCACGTGGCTAGAAGATCACAACTTTGAGTTGATAGCTCCCAGATTCAGCAACAACGGACCAGATGCAGACTATCATTTCAAGAGGAAATTGGTTTGAAAATAGCAATTATTGATGTGCTGGGCTTGCCCTATGACGGACGCACTGTTTATCAACGCGGATTGGGAGGCAGTGAGAGTGCAGTTACCTATCTCGGTGAAGAATTGGTAAAAGTAGGATTCTCAGTGACTGTATTCAACGAATGCAATGCTGACGATACCTCACCAGGCGTCTACAATGGAGTGGAATATCAACCACTGGCGACCTTGCGAGATCATCCCTGTGATTTTGACATAGCCATCAGCAGCCGAAGCGTGGAGCCATGGGTGCCCGCTCATTTGCGC